GAGTACGGGCATTTAACTTAGGGCTTCACTTGCTGAAACATATACTGAGGTTCCATCGCTGTAATAAGAAACAAGGTAGGTTCCCGCCGTGGATACATCCCAAGATGCGCCTTTCTTAACTTCACTCCCAAGGGAGATCGTGTAAGCGGAGGGATTTATCAGTGTGATGAACCCTGCCTGTCCAGCGGTTTCGTTGGAGAATTCAAGAGTGTCAGCGGCTCCCGGTGTGTATTTGAAATTGTTGGCGGTATCTAAATCTAAAGTGCCGTCTGTAACAACAGAAGGAGTACCACGCTGAGTACCCGCCCATGATTGGTCTACGTCTGTTTTGGCTGTGTCTGCGTCATAGGCTTGTACATCCGTGTCAATGACAAGTCCTAGATTTGTTCTCGCAGATGAGGCACTGGAGGCTCCAGTTCCGCCATGCAACACAGCAACATCAGTGGCCTCCCAAGAACCGGCTGATACCGTACCTACCGTAGCGATACTGGCGTTACCAGTGGTGGCTGATTTCCCGTCTAACTGTGTTTGGGCATTAGAGGACAGAGTGCCGATGTATTGGAATTCCGCGTCTGAAACAGAACCGTCTGCTAACTTGCTTGCGTCTATACCGGCTGATGCGTTTATCTTAACATTCGTAATCGCGCCGTCAGCCACGCTTACAGCGGCCCAATCAACACCATTGGTTGCTGTTGAGTCTGCTGTTAGAACATATGTATCAGTTCCCACAGGTAGCCTGGTTTCAGAATCTACCGTATTGTATACGAGTAGATCGCCCTTGGTGGTGAGTTTATCGTCACCAACAATGGATACCATCTGCCATTCAGAGGAGGCAGATGAATACTTCATATACTGGTCATTTGTAGGTGCGGTAGAAGTCACAGAGGTTCCTTGTATGGAGTCCACTGTTACCGCCCCAGCGTTTGTCATGGAAACATCACCAGACAATGAGGCTGCTGTAAAGCCGGTGCCATCACCGATCATTATCTCTGTAGTTGCTAGAGCAAGGTCAGAAGGTACACCGGAGGAATTAGCATTACGCACCTTAACGGTATTCGCCGCCATGTCAGCCAATTCTGCGTTAGCAATACCAGCGTCTTTTACAGTTACAGCGCCAGAGGATACTAAGAAGTTATCAGTAGAGAATGATGCTACACCTTTATTGGCCGAGGTTGCCTCTTCAGCCGCGATAGTAACCGTACTGCCTGTTGAAGATGTATCAATACCTTCTCCGCCTGAGATTGCTAGAGTTTCGGAGTCAAGGTCTATAGCAATAGGACCACCAGTATCCGTGCTGATATCCAAATCTTCAGCGGTAAGCTGTGTATCTACATACGCTTTGATAGACTGCTGGGTTGCAAGTTTAACAGCAGAGTCAGATGACATATCATCTTCGTCTTTAATACCTGTAACTGTAGCCCCATCTGCGTTTACATTAAGAGAGCTGACCACGGCAGTAGACGCTGCGGCTGCTCCGATGGTAGTGCCATCTATTGTACCGGCATTAATGTCTACGCTGTTACTTGTTTCCGGGTCAACAGCCAGGGTGATCCATGCATCGTTAGCCTGGTTTCTAATCTTTAATAGATTGTTAGTGGTGTCTAGCCATAACAAACCCATAGCCCTAGCAGCGTGTCCTGTCGCACTCGTATCTACAGTTGGGCCTGGAGAGTCTTTTGCTATAAGAACCTGTACTGCTTGATCCGGTCCTACACTATCCGTACCCACCGGGAAATTCTGTTTAAGAATTTTTTTGATAAGTTGCAGATGGTCATCGCCTTCTGACACGTTATCAGAAGAAACTGGATTCGTCTGAACAAGTGCGCTTATATAATTTCCTGTTTCCAGCCCCATACCTTATTCCTCAATAATATCCAGAAGTGTTCATTACTCTCAGTTCTGAACCGGAGTGCCTATCTTTATCGTTTTGTTCTTGTAGGTCAGAGAGCGCCTGTCTTAGCCCTCGCTCCCATATAGGGATGCGTTGGTCATTCATAAGAAAAGGCTCTGCCTGTAATAGTGTTCCATACAGGTAAACATCTGGAGCGTTAAGTATCACCCAATTGGTTGTAGTTGTATCACTAAGACTATCAAAAGTTTTATAGTATGTCATAGTGTAGTTATATACGCCGTCTGGTGTAGGCCCGAAATAAACATCATCTCCTATTATAGTATAGGCGCTAGGTTTCCCTGACGTACTCCCTCCCCAAACTCTATACATCATTTCTGGAGAAAGATATTGCAAGGGTGTGATCGGACTTGTCGCCAAATGAATCTCTCTCATTTGAACGTAACCAGTGGGAAGACTATATGCTTTAGTGCCTCCGACTGTGGCGGTAGTAACATTTGTTTCCATAGCCCTTATCCGCAATACTCTATTGAATATTGCTTCATTGAGTGCTATGAATTCGGGTATTCGATCAGACAGGTCATCCCTATCTAACCAATTACTCACAGCAGTCTGCAAGGTGGAATATGTGTTAATAGCCATTAACTATTCTTGCTATTAAACCAGATGGCGCTATTGACAACAGGCTTTTGATCGTTGCCTGAAAACGTGGGTTGGTATAACCACATGATTAAATCCTCGTTGGTGTGGTCCTGAGAAACTTGTTATCAGGATCATTTAAATATTTTGCCAGTAACTTTGGGTTATTTTCAATGTCACCGTTTGTTTTCTTTACCCAAAATTCCCAAATGTTTATAGGAATAGAAGCGACTGTTACTGCGCCAGTATCTCTCCCAGAGGCTTTGCCAAATGTAAGTTTGTCGCCATAGTTAATTAAGTCTAACTTATTCTTTTCTATGATGGGCTGTACATCTTGGTAAGTATTAATAGTTGCAGTGCCATCAGTATTAATATCCAGTTTCCAAGGCCGTGAGTCTGGAGCATCATAGTTCCATCCTGAAGAATTCATAACGGCATCTCACTCCTGTCAGAGCAAATCTCTTTGAATCTTTTATGAATATTCTTTTCGTGGAGTTTAGCGTCTACAGATTTCTTTTCAGTCTTGGTAGACTTGCTTGAGTTTAACTCCTTCTGAAGTTCCTTCTTTGTTACCATAAAATCTTTCTCCCGAAAAAATAAAGTGATGATCCATTTGTCTCCTTCCTCTGGAGGCAACCCCATATGCAAGGAGGATGGATGCACTAATTTGTTCTCGTCAAGACTTCCGAACATAAGCACTCGGCCCTGAACGGCCTGGACAGAAAAGCCAAGAACAGGAAAGACTGTACCACCACCATTTGCTACGGTATTAAGGTAACAGACAATGGTAGTACAGCGATTCCCAGCTTCTTTAGTTCTGGAAGATTTTGGCATCTCTCCCATTTCATCTAAAAGAAATGCATCGTAATGAGGTTTATACTCCTGACCCGGCTCGTACCTCTGAACATTCAAAGGTTCTAACCGGGTAGGAGGTAAACCACACATATCGGATAACGCTTCAATAACACCGTCTAATACATCATTGTCACCGTAACTGAAAAAAGTACCTTTGCTGGTTCTGATCTCATCTTGGATATAATCACCATCACGGTTTATTAGATTGTCGCCAAGCCCTTTGTTTTCGGCAAGACTAACTATGTGTTCACATAAAGCGGGTGAAAGCACATTATCTTCAACAACAATCGTAGGAGTGTTATTGTATTTTATCATTAAGCGTCTTTTACTCCGATAACTGCCGCACTTGCCAGACCATTCTTGGCACGAAGACCGTACTCAGCAATCATCAACTGCTTGATGCTATCACCAGTCTTGGCAAGAGTTTCAGTCTGGAATGGACGCAGATAGTCAACTGACCAAAAATCATAGTCAACAAAGAACAACATATCTGCCATCATATGACGGCTTGGAACAAGTTTCAGAGTACCGAAATCAGTCACCAGAACATCAATGGCGTTGATAGCGGTAGCTGGTTTTGCACCTGACGCGTTCGATTGAATGTCAGCAACAACTGAACCACCAAGCGCACTAATCTTTGCTTTGAGGTCAGCCGGTGTCAGAATTGTCGAAGGTTCTCCGCCAAGAGTAAAACAGCGCTCCATAGCAAGATTAATCATCGCCATCGTCAGGACAGCCGAAGTACCGAAAGATGCAACAGACGTTCCCGTCGCCGCATTAGTAACACCAACAACAGGAGAAGCCGAACCAAGAATGATGTTCGATGTTCCTGCCGATCCAGTACCAAGCCAAGACATAACAGCAGCACTCTTACGAGCCGTAGTTGCGTCACCTGCAACTTTCACATCGTTAGATAGCAGCATCTTTTCCATGTCACGCTTAATTTCTTTTGCGCGTTTAGCGAGTTGGTAAGCCTGAGTAGATTTCCTACCAGCAAAATCTACCGCTTCAGCCGTTCCTGAACTCTGAACTGTTTTGTACGAAATCTGAGCATAATTGGTCAGACGAGTCGGCTCCGAAACTGCCAGCGCCGCCATAGCGTCATTTCCTTCTATCTGCTGGTTAGCAGCGGCTGCGGCTAATGAATCCGTTTGCCACTCAAACAACGTATTGTCAATCGACCCTTTG